ATCATAAAAGAAATTTACTGTTTCGAAAAAGACACATCCGAAATTATACGGCTTGCAGAAGGCAAAATACCAAAAGATGTAAGAATGTATTGCGATTCAGCGGAGCCAGACAGAATAAAGACGTGGAAGATAGCAGGGTACAGAGCGACCAAAGTCAAAAAAGAAAAGACAACATCAAAGAAATATCAGGCAGTTCAGATTGATTGGCTAAAGGGAGTCACACGAGAAGGCCATATAACTGACAGACGAATATTTATTGCCCCATCATGTATAAATACGATAAAAGAAATAGAACAATGGAAGTGGAAGAAAAATCAACAGACAGACGAATATACAGATGAGCCAGTTCCGTTTTTTGATGATGCTATGGCAGCGTTAAGATATGGCGTAGAGGGATGGAGAAAGCCACAAGTCACAAAAGTAAGAACATTTAAGGGAGGAATATAAATGGCTAAATCAAAAAAGCCTTATCAATTACCAATAAAGCTAACATGCGACCAAGCAAAGGTGAAAAAGGGTGTATCAATTGAAATAGCAAAAGAATACATAGATAAACATGATGTTATGATGCGCAGATATAAATACTTAGAGAATTTGTACAAAGGCTTTCACGATGTATATAAGCAGCCTGAGAAAGAACAATGGAAACCAGACAATAGATTGGCAGTCAATTTCCCAAGATACATTACAGACACGTTTACTGGTTACGGATATGGCATACCAATAAAAGAAGCATGTGATGATAATAAAGAGGCGAATGATGCTATACAAGGTTTTTGTAGTCATAACGAAATAAGAGATCACGAGGCGGAACTTATTAAGAAGTGCTGCATTTATGGTCATGCGATTGAATATATTTATCAAGATGAAAAGGCTAGAACAAAAGTAACATCATTTAGTCCACAGGAAATGTTCATAGTCTATGACGATACAGTTAAAGGCCGAGCACTGTTTTCTATTCGATATGGTTACCATTCAACAGAATCGGATAGAATAGGCAAATTGTATGGAGAAATTCACACGAGAGAGTCTATCCAAACGTTTGACGGTGGAAAGATAACTGATGATACAGAGAATCCTTATGGATATATACCATGCGTAGAATGGCGATTGAACGATGAACGAATGGGATTATTTGAACCTATCGCAGGATTAGTCGAAGCCTATAATCATACTATTGGAGAAAAGGCGAATGATGTTGATGCGTTTGCTGAAGCATATTTAGCGATATTAGGTGCTCAAGTCAATGAAGACGATATTTATAAGATTAGAGATGACCGAGTAATTAATATGTATGGAACAGATGATGCAAAGGATATTCTTGTTGAATTCTTACAGAAACCTACAGCAGACGGAACGCAGGAGAATCTCTTGAACCGGCTAGAAAATCTGATTTATCAGACTTCAATGGTTGCGAATATCAGCGATGAAAGTTTTGGGAATGCAACATCTGGTACTGCGTTGGCTTATAAATTACAGGCTATGTCGAATTTGGCATTAACATTTGATAGGAAAATAGAGAAAGCAATCAAGAAAAGATACAAAATATTCTGTAGTCTTTCAACAAACGTATCAGATCCGAATGTATGGGAAGATGTAAAGGTTACTACAACTAGAAATTTGCCGAAAAACAAGAAAGAAGAAGCTTCAACGGCTAAGGACTTAGTTGGAATAGTATCATCTGAAACTATTTTGAAAAATTTATCAATTGTTTCAGACCCTGCGGAGGAAATTAAGAAAATGGAAAAGGAATCAGACGATTATCAGAAAAAGATTGATGAGCAGGTCTATTCCAATAATGACATAAAGGATAATTAAAAATGAATAGCAAAACCTATTGGAGCAACCGAGAAGATATCCAGCGAGAAAAAACAATTATAAATCAAGCTAAATACGATAAGGAATTAAAGAGTATATATGACGAGATGATGTCAAATGCACAGAAAGAAATCGATGCATTCTATACAAAATATGCAATTGATGAAGGCATCACGATGGCAGAAGCGAAAAAACGTGTATCTGCTCTGGATATGGAAATATATGCGAAAAAAGCAGAAAAATATGTTGCTAGTAAAGACTTATCGACTCAAGCAAACGAAGAAATGAAGATTTATAACCTAACAATGAAGGTAAACCGATTGGAAATGTTAAAGGCTAATATAGGAATGCATCTAGTTGACGGATTCGATGATATGCAGAAATATTTTGAAACGAAATTGACCGATCAGACATTAAACGAGTTTGAGAGGCAGGCAGGAATATTGGGAAAAGCAGTTCAGAATCCTAGTAAAATGGCAAACTCAATAGTAAATGCTTCATTTAAGAATGCAACATATTCAAATCGAATTTGGATGTACCAAGATATATTAAAAAACGAGCTGAATAAGCAGCTCCAGATAGGTTTAATACAAGGGAAAAATCCGAAAGTATTAGCACAAGATATACGTAAACGATTTGGGGTAAGTTTGTATGAATCGGAAAGATTAATGCGAACAGAAATGGCCAGAGTTCAAATTGATGCCCAGATGAAATCATTTGAAAGAAATGGATATGATGAATATCAATTTCATGCATTGGGGGCAAAAGCATGCGAAATATGTAGGCCGTTAGATGGGGAGCATTTCAAAATAAAAGATATGTTACCAGGTGAAAATGCACCGCCCATGCATCCTAACTGTAGATGCTCAACAAGCGCATATATGGATGAAGAAGAATTTGAGAAATGGATAAATGGAAAGGAACGCGGTGAATGATAAATATTAAATTCCAAAAAAACAAAATTACAGTTAGCGGTCATAGTGGATATGCTCCACCCGGTAAAGATATAGTTTGTAGTGCAATATCGGTTCTAACAGAGACTTTTATAGCCTCGGTGGAAGCATTAACAGGGGACGAAATAAAAAGCGATATACGGTCAGGAGAGGCAGTAATCACATATGACAATTTATCAGAGAATGGGACACTTTTAATAGAGTCTTTTTTTATTGGGGCAAGAGGCGTAGCACAAAGCTATCCGAAATACGTCAATATTATTTGAATAATGGCCAAGCATTGAAGCCGTTAAAAGCTATGGATCGACTAAGCATTGCAGTCATTAAAAACTATGGGAAATTAAGCATTGTAATTTAAAACTATGGAGGGAAGTAAAATGGAACTATTAAAATGGAATTTGCAGATTTTTGCAGAAGAACCAGCAACAGAAGGGAATGAAGACAACTCAGGCGGAGAAGGAAACAATGGTGGAGAAGGAACCGAACCGAAAGGAGATGATCCAAAATCTGAACCAAAATACACTGATGAAGAAGTTGACAAAATGATTGCAGAAAAGTTTGCGAAGTTTAAGGCTAAAGCTGATAAGGAAAAAGAAGAAGAAGCCAAGAAAGCAAAAATGAATGCAGACCAAAAGAGAGATTATGAGTTAGAGCAAATTCAGAAGGAAAATGCAGAGCTTAAGGCTAAAGCTGAAAAGATTGAGTTAGGGAAAACTGCATCAGGTCTTTTGAAAGAAAGTAAAATTGATGCTACTCAAGATATGTTAGGTTTTGTAGTCGGTGATGATGAAAAAAGTACTAAATCAAATGTTGATAAGTTTGTTTCAATAATCAACGCACAGTTGAAAGCAGCAGAAGTGGCAAGAGCTACGGGTACTACACCAAAAAGTTATGACAATCAGGGCAATGAAATGTCTGAAGTACAGAAACGAATTGCCAAATATAAAAAAATAGAGAGGTAATAATATGAAAAACAAAAAATTTAATTTACAGATATTTGCTGATGCAGTGTCAGTAAGAGTATATCAGAAGGATTTCAAAGAACTGCTAAAAGTTATTTTTGGCACAAAAAGCTATTTCAGTGATTTCTTTGCTGGAGGATTAGAGGCAAAGGATGGAGTTCAGCATAAAGATACTGCGTTTTCCGTTAAAACATCTGATATCCCCGTTGTTGTTGGTACCGAGTACAACAAAGATGCCAATACTGCATTTGGTACAGGAACAGGTTCTACTTCGAGATTCGGAGAAAGAACTGAAATTGTTTACACGGATACGGATGTTGATTATTCGTGGGAATGGGCAATGCATGAAGGTATTGACAGAACAACTGTCAATAATGATTTTGATGTTGCAGTAGCGGATAGATTAGAATTGCAGGCCAATGCAAAAATCAATAAATTTAACACAAAACATGCAGCATTTATTTCAGCTGCAGCAACAGCAGTTGCATCTGGAGAAGCAACAATAACAGCTGATAATGTTGCAACTGTTTTCAATACATTGCATAAAAAATACGTAAACATGAAAGCCGTTGGAGTATTAAAGGCAAAGGTAACAGCAGATGTTTATTCTGCTATTGTAGATAGTAAACTGTCAACAACATCTAAAGGTTCATCTGCCAATGTTGATGAGAACGAAATTAGAAAATTCAAAGGCTTCCTTATAGAAGAATTGCCAGAGGATCTATTCGCGGCAAATGAAGTAATCTATACATACATTGAAGGCGTAGGCAAAGCTTTTACTGGAATCGAAACAGCCAGAACTATTGAATCAGAAGATTTTGACGGAGTGGCATTGCAGGGTCATGGTAAAGCAGGCGAATATATTTTGCCAGCAAATAAACCAGCAGTCTTAAAAGTAACTGTAACAGGTGCATAGGAGGTAAATTATGTTTAAGGTAGTAGAACATTTCCATGATTTAGAAGATAGCAAGAATACAAAGAACGGAATGCTATATCACGAATATAGTATAGGGGATCTTTATCCAAGAAAAGGATTGAAGGTCTCCAAGGAACGTATAACAGAATTATCGAGCGCTGATAACAAACAGGGTAAAGCATTAATCGAAGTGGTCGAAAATCCAACACCTGAAGATAATAAGGAACTCGGAGACGAAGAAGCCTCCGAGTAAAAGGAGGTTCAAATGCTTGAAGATATTAAAAGACTATTAGGAATAAACGGAACAACAGCACAGGATGAAATGCTTAATGGAATAATCAGTCTTACTGAGTTTAGGTTGAAAAATCTGCTCGGTGGGGCTGAAACAGTTCCGGAAACATTGCGCTATATAGTCACGGAGGTTTCAATTGCTAGATTCAACCGTATAGGGTCTGAGGGTTTGGCATCACATTCGGTGGAAGGTGAATCTATGTCCTGGAGTGATGACGATTTTAAATCATATAGCAGTGATATTGAAGCGTACCAATCCAGTAAGGAAAATGCAAAAAAAGGTGTGGTGAGATTCATATGAGATATGATAAATCAATATATTTCAGAAAAAATGGAACTGAAACCTATAATCCGACAACTGGAAATTATGACTGCGGAGAACCTTTAGATATGGAATGCATGGCATCCGTAATGGACACCAAAGAAGAAACAATGCATTTGATTTATGGGCAGATTAAACAGGGTAGTTTGACAGTTCAGCTACAGAATCACTATAACGACTCATTTGATTTAATACGAATAGGCGAAAAGTTATATTCAGTAGACTATAAGCGGAATTTGAGAGTTAAGCAGATTTTTCTTATATCGGAGGTTCAATAATGAGTTCCATTAAAATTATAGGCTTGGAAAAGCTACAAAAAAAGTTAAAAAAGAATTGTAACTTGAATGATGTTAAAAAGGTTGTTGCTCACAGAGGTTCAAATTTGCAAACTCAGGCACAGGAAAATGCACCGGTTGGAACACCTGCAAGTACAGGCATACCTGGGTATGTAGGAGGTACTCTTAAGCGAAGTATTGGTCTCGAACTAGAAAATGGTGGAATGACTGCCGAGGTTGAGCCTACAGCAGATTACGCGGAATATGTTGAATGTGGAACACGCTATATGGATGAACAACCATTTTTAAAACCTGCCTTAGATAATGTAGGAATAAAATTTAAGTCTGACTTAAAAAAACTAATGAAATGAGGTGAGTAAATGGATCCACAGCAAGAATTATTCACAGAATTAAAATTAAAAATAGAATCACTAGGATACGATGTATATGATGGGAGTTTACCAGCTGAAAATACACCGTATCCATTTGTTTATTTGGCAGATAGCTGGCAAAATGACACCGCAAATAAGACTGCTATTCACGGTTATGTGACGCAAACTATTCATGTATGGCACAATGATACAAAACAGCGGGGAACGGTGTCTGAGATGATGTTAGGCATTAAACAGACTGCTTATAAGCTAGAACATTCAAACAGTTTTGCATGGAATATACAGGAGATATCTCAACGAATAATAAGTGATAATACAACAAAAGAACCATTACTTCACGGCATTTTGACCGTGAAATTTTATTTTAGCTAGGAGGAAAAAATGAAGAGATTTAATTTACAGATTTTTGCAGAAGCTGTAGCCGGAAAGAAAATAGTTTATCTATACAGAATTTTGAGCAAGGCAGCAACTGAAAACGGAGCAATGATAGCATTTGTTACAGAGAATGGCAGAACAAAATCTAAAGATGCGGATTCTACTACTACAAAAGACGGCTCGATCAGAACACCTGCAGCCGCAGAAACAGAGATTACGTGCACATCCATATTGGCCAAAGGCGATACAATGATTGACGAATTAGAAACGGCACTGGATGAAGACGAGTTAATTGAGATTTGGGAAGCTAATCTTGAGGAGGCAGGAGAAGGGGAGAATCAATTTAAAGGAAAATATTTCCAGGGATATTTAACCGAAATAGAGAGATCTTCGAATGCAGAGGACATGGTAGAAATATCTTTAACCTTTGGAATTAATGGAAATGGAAAAAGTGGAAATGTAACAGTTTCAGCAGCACAGCAAGAAGCCGCAAGTTATGTATTTGCGGATGCAGTAAAAACAGGAGCTTAAAAGTAAGGCGGATTAACCGCCTTTTTTTTATAATTAGGGAGGTAGAAAATGAACGAAATAATAATAAGTGGCATAGCATATCCATTAAAGTTTGGAATGGGATTTGAAAGAGAAATGAACAAAAGAACATCGGTAGCAGTAGAAGGAATGAAGGATGTTAGAGAAAACATTGGTGCAAGATATGCAATAGCTAAGATTATTGACGGAGATATTGAGGCACTGGAAGAGGCTATTCTTGTAGCGAATAAAACGGAGAAACCAAGATTAAACATGGAAATATTAGATGCTTTTATTGAAGATGAAGAAACTAATATCGAAGAGGTGTTTGAAGAAGTCTTAAATTTTATCAAAAAAGCCAACGCTACGGCAGGCTTTTACAAGACAATAATGACGGCACTGAAAGCACAGGAGGAAAACCAGTAGAAGCATTCAAAACTTTTGAAGAATTTTACAACGAAGTTGCTCTGAATTGTTTTAGATATTTCAATTTAAAAACATTTGATGAAGTAGATCGCCTAACTTTAGCGGAATACAATTTATTAATGGAAGCAGAGAACTTAAAGCAGATTGACAAAGATTATAGGAATCATTTACAAGCATTCTTAAATTTCGCGGTGCAAGGTAAAAAAAAGGCGGGAAAAAACAAAGAAAGACCGGTATATAGAACATTTAAAGCGTTTTATGACTATGAAGAAATCTTAAGCAGATATAAAAATAACGACAAGAAATCGAGCCGGTTCGATATGTTGAGTAAACATCTAAAAGAAAGGAGCTAAATATGGCAGAGAGTTATGCAGTAAAAGCAGTTTTATCTGCGACTGATCAAGGATTCTCAAGCAGCATGAAATCGGCTATGAAGGCTACGGATTCGTTAGGTTCAAAAATTAAAAGTGGTTTAGGGTTTGGTGTCATGATGGCAATAGGAACTAAAGCTGTTAATGCCGTGGGAAATAGTTTTAGGGACTTAGGAACACAGATTTCTGCTAATAGTAAAGCATGGAAGCAATTTAGTGCAAATATGGAAATGAACGGACATGCAAGGAAAGAAATTAGCGCAACAAAGAAAGAACTGCAGGATTTTGCCGCTAAAACAGTTTATACATCATCAGATATGGCTTCGACGTTTTCACAATTAGATGCAGTTGGGACAAAAGGAACTGCAAAATTGGTTAAAGGTTTCGGAGCAGTAGCGGCGGCGGCAGAAAATCCAACACAAGCGATGAAAACAATGTCTACTCAGGCAACGCAAATGGCGGCGAAACCAACGGTAGCATGGCAAGATTTTAAGTTAATGTTAGAACAGACACCTGCGGGCATATCTAAAGTAGCAAAAAAAATGGGAATGTCTACACAGGAGTTGGTTAAAAATGTTCAGGATGGAACTGTAGCAACAGACGATTTTTTCCAAGCTATTCAAGAGTGTGCGGATGATAAGTCATTAATGAAATTAGCCACAAATTATAAAACAGTAGGAGAGGCAGTTGATGGTTTACAAGCTACAGTTGCAGTAAAATTAGGTCCAGCGTTTGATGCAGTCTCTAAAAAAGGAATTTCGGCGGTGACAGGAATAATGTCGGCAGTCGGAAGCATTGATGCGAATGCTCTAGGGGATAAAGTAGGCAAAATATTAGCACGCATGGGCAAATATGCCTCAGCGGCTAAAGAAGCTTTTAGCGGAGTCGGGACAGCGATAGGCGGGGCAGTAAGCGCTATAAGTACCAGTCTTGGAGAGCTACCAAAATCAGAGGGCTTTCTTGCGAGCTTTACCACTATAATGAATATAGCGGGTGCGGCAATAAAGAGCTTTGCAGGTTTTTGTACTAAGCACTCGGAGGGAATCGCTGTTTTAATAGCGCAACTTCCTAAGTTAGCGGCAGGATTTATTGCCTTTAAGGTGGTATCAAAGGTAGCGCCTGCGGTAAAAGTATTCGGTTCTTCAATAGGGAAATTGGCATCACTGGGTTTATCAAAAATTGGTGCAAAATTATTCGGGGTTGCGGCAGGAGAAACCGCAACAGGAACTGCATCACAAACATCAGGTAGACAGGTTATGCAAGCAGCATTAGCGTTCATGGCATTAGGTGCAGGAGTTTTAATGATAGCTACAGGGTTTTACATAATAGCAAAAGCAGCTGTTACCGTAGCAAATGCAGGAGGTGCGGCAATAGCTGTGATGTTTGGAATGATAGCAGCACTAGCAGGGCTTGCCTTTGGCGCATCAGTTATAGGACCAGCATTGACCGCAGGTGCGGTTGGTTTTCTTGCATTTGGTGCGGCAGTTCTTATGGTAGGCGCAGGAATAGCCTTAATAGGGTTAGGTATTTTTATGATAGCCAAAGGAATGACATTATTAGTTGACGCGGCAATTCGATTAGCAGAGGCAGGAACACCTGCAGTTGCATGTCTTGCAGCTCTTGCGGGGGTAATAATAGTGCTTGCAGGAGCGTTTGCAGTGTTAGGACCTGTCTTAACAGCGGGTGCTATAGGAATATTAGCATTTGGAGTTGCAATATTTCTTGTAGGTATGGGAGCATATATGGCCGCTAAAGGGCTTGCAACTGTAGCGGGAGTATTGCCAACGGTTGTTCAGTTTGGAACGTCGGGTGCAGTTGCAATAGCCGCATTAGGCATTGCAATGGGAATATTTGCGCTTGGTGTCGGAGCTGCAGGCATAGCGGCAGGAATTGCGGCAATAGGTTTTGCCGCGTTAGCATTAGGCATGGGGGCGCTTGCATTGGCAACAAAAATAGTTAATAGTTCGATGAAATCCATTGCCAAAAATGCGAAGAGTGCAGAGAAGTCACTATCTTCAATGGTTTCAGCTGTTAACGTAGTCAACGCAGGACTGCAAACAATAGGAAGCAAAGCACAATCAGCAATGAGCGCATTAAAATCAGCATTTTCAGGAGCGGCATCTTCAGCAACATCCTCCGGGCGACAGGTTGGCAGTAATTTTAAAAATGGACTTTCAAAAGGATTGAATTCGGCAAAAACTGCAGCATCATCGGCAGTAAAATCAATAAGTAGTACTTTAAAAGGTGGAAGCGCGGGTGCATATTCAGCAGGTGCACAGATAGGTGCAGGGTTAGGTCGTGGTATGGCATCTAAGTTAGGTTATGTTAGAGGTATAGCAGCACAGTTAGCAGCCGCCGCAGATAAAGCAATTAGAGCCGAAGCAAAGATACATTCACCATCAAAGGTTTCGGGTAAATTAGGTCGCTACTGGGGCGAAGGTTTTGGTAATGGTATTTTGGGTATGCTTAATTTTGTTAAGCATTCAGCTGCAAAATTGGCAGAGGCACCACTAATGGCTACAGGTCCAGATCTAGCATACTCAGGTTCAATGAGTTCAACACTATCGGATGATTATGAATATTACAGAAATACTGAATATACAATAGTTGTTCCAGTAGATATTGATGGCAAAGAAGTGGCAAAAATAACAGCACCTTATACAGAGGAAGAATTGAACAAAAGGCAAAAACGAGCAGATAGAAAAAAAGGAATCGTGTAGGAGGGAAAATGTATAACTTTATAGATGTTAATGAAACCTCAGGGGGGATAGCGATTCCTTCTGAGGCTTTAAAATTAAATGGAGAATATATAGAGAATCAAGTAGAGGGATATCAAACATTATATGTTCAAGGCAGAGAAATGTTATCCCCTATTATTGATTCGTACGAAACAGGTATTAAAGATGGTTCTATATTTAAAAACAAACGATATCCAGCGAGAACAATAACGGTTGGATATCAGCTAATTACAAAGAATAATGTAGACTTTAGGAGCGCTTTTAATAAGCTAAATTCAATTCTTAATACTGAAAATGCACAACTAATTTTTGCAGATGAAAGTGACAAATACTTTATTGGAACCCCGTCGAATATGGCGGATGTTTCTACCGGTAAAAACGCAATTACTTCCGAAATAGAATTTACTTGTTTTGATCCATTTAAGTATTCCGTAGAAGAATTTGAGATAACACCTAATTTAGATAATGCTACGACTTTTGCCCTAAATTATCAGGGAACCTATAAGACATTTCCAATATTAGAGGCTAAATTTCCCGAGGCTATCAAGAATGATGATGGTACAGTTGTGGCTGAAGGTGATTGCGGTTTTGTTTCGTTTTTTAATGATCGTGAAAAGGTCATACAAATAGGAAATGTTGACGTTATGGATTACTTAGAATATCCACAATCTCAGTTACTAATAAGTGATCCACTGACCTCTTGGGACGCGGATACGCAGTCTAAATGGGCTGTTAATACGGGTTTCGAGACGCCAACGGTTTTCCATATGGGAACTGTTGACACAGTGGCGGATGAATGGGGAAATACATTGCTTTCGGGAAAGTCTTTTGGTTCGGGGAATGTTTATCACGGTCCATCTATAACGAGAAGTATTCCAGCAGATAAAGCGGGTCACATTGGAGCTAAAAACTTTAAATTTACATGGGAACAGAGGCTTGCGATGTCAGCTAATACAAATAAGCAATATGGCTGTTTTCAAGCACTTTTAGTTAATAATAA